CGGCAGTTTCAGCGTGGTGCTGGAAATGGGCTCAACAATTTCTTCGCTCATGATCGTTCCTTATTCCCAGCAGCACCAATCTGGTTCGTCGCCGGGGTGACTATCGGTTTGACCGGCATCGTAACCGTCGCCGGGATGGACGGGGTCGGTTGGCAAAGTGGCGTCGCCGGGGTGTGACAACGGTTGTCCGGCGTCTGAAGCCGAGTCGGACCCGCCGGTCTCAGGATAGTTCGATCCGCTCTCTCCAGGGTGCTTTACGCAATCGCGCGGAAGTGGCGAGGGCGGATCTCCGGGTGCGCTGCCGTCCTGGGAAACATCTGCTGTTGCGAGGACTTTTGCGGTATGAGACGCCCCATCACTTATCCAGCTAATTTGGCGGACCGCGACGGCCTCGCCGGCGGCGAGTTGAGTCGGATCGAATGTCATAGAACGAGGGTTGGTCTCGCCCAATGTCATCTCCAGGGCATCCACGCGGCCACAACCGGCCTGCGGGGCGTTTTGCGGACGTGGTGCAACGGGGTTTCCGCCATCTGGAAAGGCGGCTGCAGTGGGCTTGCCAGAGTCATTCCGTGGCAGGGACGCGGCCAGCAGGATTGATCGGCGGCGGTTGGCACGGAGAAGTTCCAGGAGGTCCTGGGGCGCCAGATGAGAGGGTGGACCGAATGTGATCGTCGCGCGGCAGTCAGCAATCGAAAGCTCGATTGATTGAACCACAGCGTTCATGGTTTCCCATGAAGTCTGGCCGCCGGCAAAGGCGAGTCGTTTGCCCAGACAAACGCCGCGCAGATCCGGGTCCTGGTCCACGAACTCGATGCGGCCTTCGTGGGGCGTGACGCACATGGATGCGTAGAGGCAGGCGGCCAGGCCAGCGGGTTCTTCCTCCATCCAGGCGGGCTCCAGCCGGGAGGCGTAACGCTTCGTCTCCAAGTTGGTCAGGATCAACGGGACAGCCAGAGGCCGGTTGCGGATCTTTAAACCGTCCAGGTAGTAGTCGGCCTCAATGGTAACGGTTGTCTCAAACACTTGCAGGTTGTCGTTCATCCACGGCTGCAGACTGCCTGCAAGCAGGATGCGGGGCAGATTGGGGTATTCTTCCGGGTCCGGTTCAGGATCATGCACCTCATCGTGAAGTGTCACGGGATCCGGAAGCCAGGGGAAGCGTTTTCGCCACCACCATGTTTCTGCCACGTTGCTGAACGGTTCGGTCAGGCAATCCTGAAATTCCGTGGGTGTGCCAGGTGTCACGGAGAGGACAATGGTTTGTTCCAGGGCACCGACCGCATTCGGATTGCCGGCTTCCTGGACGCTGAACACGCGGCCCTCATTCTCCTGTTTTTCGAAGATTATGCGCATCCCGGGGATGGCCATGTCCGGGCGCGGGGAAACGGTAAGGGCGGAAGGGTGATTAGCGACTACAGAGAGATCGAGGGTAATAACGTCCAGGGCTGCGGCAGGCTGGACGTGCAGACTGGGCGGCGTAGTGGTGAGGTCGATCCAGGCGGAGGCGTCGGGTGCCCAGTCCAGGACGGCGTTGATGGCCTCCATGCAAGTGATGTCCTGGCGGGTCTCCTGGGGCGGCATCAACGGGATGGGATCGCCCGGAGGTGTGCCTACGCCGGGGGCCTGCAGCACAATGGTACCGGCCTGGATGGATATGCCACGCGCGGCGGCGCAGGCGATGATATCGGTGATCTGCGCGGCGGCGCTGATGCGCGTGCCATCGCGGGCCTGGTAGAGTTGCACGAAGGTGGAAACAACGTCCGTTTCCGGTTCCGCGCCGGCGCTGTTGACACTGGCGGTAGTCTGACGGTAGACCACGCGGCCCAGATCATGCCAGGCGTCGGATGCCTGCCAGTCACACATAATGCCGCCGGCAGCCGAGAGTGTATGGCGGCGGATGGTGCCCACGAATTGAACGACTGCTCCCTGGCGGATGGTTATGGCCAGGCCATCCGCCAGAACAATCGCGGAGGCGATGGTTGCGGCCGGAGCGGAAAAGGTGGCGGTTGCGCCGGCGCGTGAGGCAGCCGCGATTCGCAGGCCTTCGACACCAAGATCCGCAAGCGACACATTATTAAGGGTCCAGCTCATGCGGCGTCTCGCTTGATGGCGGCGGCGATCTGGGCGTTGGCGCGGCCCTTGGCCTCGATGTAACGCGATAGGAGGGAGGCCAGGGCGGCATCATCGGTGCTGGCCCGTTTGATCAGTGATTCGACGCGCATGTATTCGGTGGATGATTGCGCGTATCGTTGTCGTGCGGCTTCGGCGTCGGCGGCCCGGCGGGCGCGCGACTGCGGCGAACCGCTCCGGCGCTGCGCCTGTTCCATGGCCGTGGCCTCCAGCATGGCCTTTTCGTCACGGGAGACACCACGGCGCATCCGTTCGAGGTCGGCCTCAGCTTCGGGTTTGACCGCTTCTAACTGAATTTTTCGTCTTTCTTCCTGCTCTTTCTTCTGCCGTTCGGACAGATCCTTGTCGCGATCAAATGCGATGTCTTTTCGTTCCGACCCATATGCCACGGTCTGCGCCTCGTTTTTTGTGCGCAGGGTGCTTTGCGATTGTCGGGCCAGTTTGGCTCGGCGAGCGGCGTCGGCGGACGCCGCAATGGCCGCATCCCGCCTGTTTTGGGCCGCGCGCATCTCTGCGTCAAGTTGGTCGAGGTATGCCTTATTAGAGTCAACGCTGGCCTGATATGGCGCGGCAGCGGCATCACCGGCCTCTCGTTGCGAGGTCTCACTCCATTTCCCCTTTACAACGTTCCATCGAGTGTTGGACGCCTTTTCACGGGCGGCCTCTTGCTCTTCGAGCAACTGTTTGCGCCGGTCGGCCGCGCCAGAACGAAGAGCCTCTATCTTTTGCAGTCGCTTGGCTTCGTCGTTGGCAACGCCCTGCTGCATGGCAGATTCGCGGGCGTAGTAAGCATCCTCTGCCCTGGCCTTTGCAACGGCTCCCTGGGACTGAACGCCGGCCGCGCGTTGTGCAAAATCAGCATCCACAGTGCGTCGACCAAACTCGTCGTCCGGCGCGAGTTTGGCCAGTGCCCTTTGTTTTTCCAGTTCGAGTACGGCGAGAGCAGCCTCCTGATCGGCGGCAATCTGTTCGTTTGTGGCATCCAATGCGGCTTTGCGGGCCTGGGTAGATTTGTCGATTGCATCGCGCAGGCGTTCGTAATTGGTTGTCAGGCGAGTTATCAGTCCGGCTTCGTCTTGATCCTGTTGGGTCCGTAGCGCCTGTTCATCCTTTTTACGGTTTTCAGTGAGCGTGTCGAACACGCGTTTCAAAGCCATGCCGGCGGCGATTATGTAGGCAATTGGTCCGGCGGCCTTACTCAGTTTGGGAAAACTTTCTGCGAGTGCACGAATAGACCCCAATAATCCTTCAACACTTCCGCGCGCAGCGGCTGCAGCGGAGTGTACCAGCCGAAACGCGGCGTTGCCTTCCCTGCCCATTGTGCCTGTCGACGTGTTGGTCTTTTTAATGGAAGCAGCGAGTATTTGGTTTGCGAAGGTAGCAGCGTCGACGCCTGAGCGATCGAACAGGGAGCGGATTCTAATCAGGACATCTTTAGCGTTCATTGGTTTTCCTGTCTACCAGGGCTTTCACGGCTTTGACTGCGGCATCCTGATACTGCGCGTCGGTTGGTAACACGGATTCATCCGGGGCGTGATCCGTGTAGGGGAGCAACATGAAGAGTACACTGACCATACCGTTGGGCTTGCGGCCGGCCAGCAGGGCGTTGCCTTTGCGCGACCGCACCATGAACATCCCAGGGAACTCGGCCGGCAGTTTTCCCTCAGCGCCGTTGCCGGGAATCGGCACAGCCAGGCGCCGGATCGGCCGGCCGGTGACAAGGGATGTCCGGCCGGACGGAACAACACGGCCGCCAAAGTAGCGCAGAGCCAGGCCGGTATGCGGAATCTTTATCAGGGCGCCATCGGCATCGATCTCGGTCACAACGGAATCGGCGGCGCGCGCGTAAAAGTTCAGCCGCTGCGAGGAACGATGGCGTTTGGAGGCCAACCCGTACAGGTGCGTCCGGGTGATGTCCGATCCGGCTTCGGCCATGATCGCGTTCAGGGCGGGGACGAACTTTGAGGCGTCTATCCGAGAGAGCAGGGCTTTAATTTCCGCATTGTCCTGATTGACGATCAGTTCGATCATGGCTATGCTCTTTCTGGTCGGACAAAGTGACGGTAACCGTTCCGGACGTTAAGCCGCCGGGCCAGCAGCACGGGGGCGACCGTCAGTCCGATCTGGGGCGCGCCTGATGTGCATGGTATGCACGCTCAGGCGCGCTTTTTTGCTGCTAACGCGGAACGCCACAAGATGGCCGTAGTCGGAAATGAATGTCACGGCGTCGCCCTGGTAGGCGCCTTTTTCCTGATCAGTCGATGCACGCCAGCGGCCGGGACCGGCCACGGTGGCCGGAAGGGCGTCGATGTCGGCGCGGGTAACGGGGCGTTGTTCGGCGCGGGTCTCGGCGCCATGCGCTTTTTCGATGTGGCGGATCGCATCGGCATCAATATAAAACACGGTCTCGGGCGGCAGGGGTTTGGCGGCGGGATTCTTGGAAATTGCATTCAGTACGTCGCGGGGAACAAAACCCCAGGGCGCGCCGGCCTTGGCCTTGGATTTGGCGGCGTCGGCCACCTCTGACACCACGGAAGGCGGGGGCGCCACGGCAACGCGGGTACCCACCACCCGGGCGCGATCGCCAAACGCCTCCACCCAGGCGCGCACGATGGATGGGTCCATGCCGGCGGCGCTGGATGACTGCATCTGGTTCATTGGGTCGAGACAGATTTCCGGCTGGCGCTCATCGGTCAGCACTTTCATCTCGCGGGCGGCCTCGGCAGTGACGTTGCGCAGGCGCATGCCGCTCTCGTAGTCAAACGGGGTGTAGGGCGTGCCGAACCTGCTGACAGATGGGTGGGTCCAGATCGGATCGTTCTTCAGGGCGACAAACGGACCATCCTGGGAGACCGCATAGGTGGCAGAGGTGACGCCCTCGCCAAGACTGGCGCGGGCGTCGTTCCAGCGTTCCTGCCAGTCGCGCGGCTTTTTGCGGGAGATCGCGCGATAGAGTTCCTGGGCGGGCCAGGCGTCCATGATGTCCTGATTCTGGTGCGAGCGCCACACGGCGAAACCGCGCGCGCGACTTTCCTGCATGGAGATGATCAGGTTGGTGCGCATGTCGCTGGAGAGATCCTGCAAACCACCGCGTTTGGCCGGATCGGGTTCATAGCCGAGTTTCTCCAGACGCAATTTCATGCGTACGCGGATCTCGGCAGGCACGCGGCGGCCGTCAAGCATGGTGGCGATGTCGCGCTGTGTCTCGGAAAGGTGTTCGGCATAGATGGTGCGGGCGGAAAAGACGGAACTGTCGCGCAGGGCCTGGGGGACATGCTCGGCGATTTCCCGGGCGGAGAGAGGCGTGGCCACGGGGAGGTTGGAGGCCAGAAAACGGGCGGCGGTTGTCTCGTAAGCGGGCATGTTATCCGTGAGGCAGGGCAGCGGGGCGCAATGGCCGGAATCCGACCATTGCGCCCCGCGCCGTTAATCCCTGGCAAAAATCCGGTATACGAGGGGGACAGGCACGGCGTTGGTGCCCTTCACCGCAATGAGGCGCAGATCGCGCACCAGGAACGGTTGATAGTTCGTGACCACATTCGCGGCGGTCACGACCACGTTGCTGCTATCGAGCAAGGTTGCCTGGTTATAGGACAACTCCGCCCGGCGCGGCCACTTGTTCTGCCCGCCGCCCGCAGCGAGCGCGTAGGCATCCAGGGTGGTATAGAGGCCCAGATCGGCGGCGGCCACCGTGACGCCGGCAGTCGCGGCGCCGCTGTTGTAGAAGACGATCCGATCAATCTCCCACGCCTGCGATGCGAGCGAGAATTCCTGCGTGACCGCCGCATCTCCGGCGGCCAGCGCGATCGTGCCGTCGAGCGAGCGCGGTCCGGCCTGGCTGATCGGAGCCACAGTGCAGGTGACGGCCACTACGGCCGCCATCAGAATCAGGTGTTTGAGCATGGTGCATGGTCCTTTATTTAGCGGCGGGGGTTGCCCGCGCGCGGGTTTAATCCGCCGGAACCGCCCGGCGAAGATCACGGAAGAATGGAAGTTTGCGGGTGAAGGCGTACGCCTGCTGAATCAACGAATGATCCAGATGCAGCATGCCGCCGCGGCCGTCGAGCGGCGGGCGAATAATCCAGGTGTTGCGCCAGCACTCCGCACGTTGAATAGCGGCCTCGGTTTGCCCGGCCATCAAACGCGAAAATTGCGTGAGGGCACCGGAAAGAACACTAGATGGAGGTTGGTAGGTTTTGCGCGCCCCAGACAACACCATCACAATCACGCGGTCGAAACGATAAGGGTCCAGGGGCAGCGGCAGGTTCATGGCCGTACCGCCGTCCTGATAACTGCGGTTGTCGTGAAGCGTGACCGGCGGGAAGACACAGGGGATTGCCATCGACGCGGCGCAGATCGCGGCGGGACTATCTGCGCCGGCCTGGAAGGCGACGTCCATGGGCGCGGCCATAGACGTCGGAACAGCATACGCGTGCCAGGGGTGACGCAGATCCTGGGCGCGCGGCATGATGCGATCAAGGAGCGCGCGGAGCTTGCGGCCTTCCCAGGTGTTATCGATCCAAGCCAGGCGCGCGCGCCAGAGCGTGCGGGGATCGCGGATGTCAGAGTCGCGCAGATCCAGGAGTGTCTGCACCAGGCCGCCGGGACCACCGATTGAACGGTTGGCCGCGACCCAGCAAGCCAGGGCGCTGCCGGCAGAGGTGCCGTAGCACTCCAGGTCGCCCTGGAGATAGCCGCCCACCTCCAGGGCGAGTAGCGCGCCGGCACCGATGCAGAAACCATCGAGGCCGCCGCCGGATATGCAAAGTGCTGTTTTCATTGAAGATTGAAAAGTGACGATTGAATATTGCGAGAGGATCAGGGCGTGGCGGGAGTCGTGGACACGGCAGGGACGGTTACCGTAGTTGCGCCTTTGACCGTCGTGGCTGGCGTAGATGATACGTGCGAACCGAGGTAACCCACGGCGACCCACGGCGCGACCGTCTTGACGACATCGCCCATGCTCTCAATCCAGTTCGGGTCACGCGGCAGCATCTGCTTGGCAGGAATCGGTGTGCTCAGGCAGATTTTCGTCGCGTTGGAGATGCTGAGGGTCATGCAGACGCCCGGACCATTGGTCGCACCCTCGACGGACAGGATGCTGGCCGTGTTGGGTTGGCCGTAAAACATCTGCGGAATGTTGTTGGAAAACTCCCCGGTTTTCGTGTTTCCGGAAGTACCGCAACCGGCGATAGCGGCGGCGGCGGTTATGACGATGGCGAGACGTGTGAGTGTGCGCATGGTCTGATCTCCTGTTTGTTGTGTTCTTCGGCCACCCGGCCGGGAAAGGATTAAAGCCTTTTGCCTGCAATCACCCCGCCGACGCCCGCAACAATTGCGGTGGCAACTGCGGCGGCCGCGCCGGCTTCAGTTGAGATCGGCGCCAAAGGATCGGAGCCTTTTTCCAGTTCGAGGCGATCCGCCTTTAGTGCGGCCGCTTCGGCCTGGCGTTTCTCTGGCGTGGCGGCGGAACCGGTGCTGACCACATCCCGTTCGCGGGCGCGTTGCCAGGCGGCGAGGAAGGCCTTTTCCTCGGCGGCGATGGCGCGGTCGGCGTGGACATCGGCCGCCACAATCGCGGCGCGTGGGATGGCCACAAACGCGACCAGGTTGGTGGTCACGCGGCCGTCCGGGTGTGCGACCCGCACCAGGGCGTTGCTGGTGGACGTGGAGATTACGGTGCGGACAGTTTCGCGCGGAGGCGACAGGACACGACCGGCTTTGCGTGCCGCGACCAGGTCGCCATAGGTTTGAGCGTGGACCGCGGAGACGCAAAGAGCACAGATAAACAGTAAGCGAGTAATCATCACAGAACTCCCACTAAAATGCCGCCATCGAAACGGCCGATTACACCAGGTGCAATGGCGGTTTCGACTGTACGGCCAATTTTGCCGCCCACCATAATTGCGCCGAGTACTCCCAACGGGGCGTTGGATGATCCTCCGCCAAACGTCATGCCGCGCTCCGGGACCAACGTGATGCCGGCGAGTGCATCCGGGGTTGCCACGGTATAGACATATCCGGACACGATGCCACCGGGAGTGGACACGCCGACCAGCGACGGGAATGAGTTAGACACGGGCGTGAAGGTGTACCAAACCCCATCCGCGGCGGCGGCCTCAAATGCCACAATCGGCGCACTGGACGGTGTGATGTTAAACACAACGTAAGCGTCGATATTGCCGTTGGTCTGCGTGATCGTATTAACCAGGTCGCAACGCGCGACCACGTTGGAACTGGCCAGGTCCTGTGGAATGTCTCCGGTGATCCATCCGATCACGGTATTGCCGACAACATCCTCGATCACGGGGATATCCGCTTCGGCCCACGACAGGATGTTGCTCGCGACAGCGGCCATGTGCGCGGCGTCATCAACCACTGCCTGGATTGAATATGTGGCCGCAGCACTGGCAATCACGTTGGTGGGGCCCCGCAGTTCGCCGCTGGCCATGATCGTGAGATAGATCATGCGGGCGGAGCTGGCCAGTGGCGGAGCCTTGTCGGCGCCGGCAGCCACAAACGACACCACGAATGCCAGCGCGAGCCAACGCCGAATCCCGCGAAAGCGACGCCATATCCGCCAACCTTCTAGTACGGGCCGGGTGTCGTAGTACGCGCACAGGCACACAGCCAGCAACATCGCGCATAGCGGAAAGAGGCAGATGTAGGCGAGTATGTGTCTCATGGAACGAGCACTCCCCACAAAAACTTGTTGGTTGTTGCCCCGTTGACAATATTGGTGGTCATTCCGGGCTGACCGTTGATGGCCAATCCGCCGGGGAGATTAAGGACAGAGTCGTCGCCGGTAATTAAAGCGACCTTGCCATTGACCCTAAAAAAGGCGCTGGTGTAGGACGCCGGCACCGCGCACGTTGTCACGTACGCCTGATAGACGCCTCCCGTGGTCGCCACAGCCACGGTGTCGGGCCAGGAATTGCTGACGGCTGGCAGATAACTCCAGTCTCCGGAGCCAAACCGGGCGCGGAAATCAATGGTTGGTGCGTTGGATGGCGCGGCGGAAAACCATGTATACAGGTCGGCATAATAGTTCGTCGCGACCGAACGCGTGGCGAACTTAACGATCTGCACGTCTACATTCGTCACAGGTTCTACAGCGCTTGAAAAACTCAATACGTGGCCTCTAAAAATGGCATGGGCCTGTTGGCTGGCAATTGTGGCTTCGATGACTGACAACCGGTTGCTGATAGGCACGGCTGCCGCTGTGGCGGCATCGGCGGCCGCGGCCGCGGCCACGGCATGGCCCGCGACCTCCGCTAGTTGTTGGATGCTGGCAACGGCGCCGACCGGTCGGATCACATTGTTCGAGTCCACGCCGACCAGGGCGGCGAGTTGCGCGTGGGCGGGAGAATTGAAAATTGAAGATTGCAGAGTGAAGATCGCGAGAAACGCGAAACGAGCGATAATTGATCGCATGTGCGACTCCTAAAAAAGATAGAGGACGCAGTTGGAAATGACCATGTTCACGGGCTGACCAGTGCCGACATCGAGATGTGGGAAGGAAGGTGCCGCATATCCGGCCACTATGTTCGTGACGGCCTCAAAAGTCGGACGGTCCGCGTGTGCGCCCGGATCAGCGTCGTGCGTGGCGATCCGGATCACGGTGCCTGGGGCGGTGGCGATTGGGAAGGAGTTGGTGACGAGCACGCTGTTGGTGGTAGATCCGTAAGCAAGGATCATGTCGCAAAAACTCGCGTCACCATCGGTAGCTCCGTTATACCAACCAGCAAGCGCCGCTGGAAACACGGCCAATGGGATCAGCAGAGCATGCGTCGGGTCTTCCACGGTGACGGTTGCATTGCTGTGAATCACCCAATCTCTATTGGCCATGACGGTGTGCGTCCATGTGTTGCTAGATGTGGCGGAAAACACGGTTCCGTCTGAAAGCGTAGTATCTGAATCTTGGTGATATGCCCTAACGCCCACGCCCCATGTGTTACTGCCGCCAACAATAATAAGACGGGTCGGGTCAGCGGTTACGACGGTGCTTATCGCTACCACATAAAGAACACCCGTTCCGTTTGCGACTGATATCCAGGCGTTGGTGTCGGCCTGTACAATGCGCCTCGCGTCAGCCACGGAGAGTAACGCGGCGTTGCCTGGCTGCAGGGCGGTGGCGCCCAGGGCGGCGCCGTTAGTGGTGTCGTCGATGCGTTGTCCAAGGGTTGTCGCGAGGGCATTGCTGACTGAGTCGACATGGGCGAAGAGGTTGGTCTGGGCGCTCAGCAAGGTGCCTGCGAGGGCGTTGCTGACGGCTTGCGCGGAGCCGGCAGGATCGAATAGCGCGAGGGAACCAGGCGCGACCACGTCGCCACGGGCTGAACCGTAGAGGATAAAGGTGCCCGTGGCGCGTAGCAAGCGGCCTTCGGCGCCGGCGACCTCCAATGAATAGGTGAAGCGGCTGGCCGTGGTGGGAAAAGTCGCGTCGGTGTTGATCCGCACGCTGGCCCATCCGTTCGATGCGTCGGCCATGGATGATGCGCGGCCGACCGATCCAGTGACCTGGATGCTGCGGCCGACCTCCATGCCGTTGGTGCGCACATGCAGCACGCACGTCGCGCCGGTCACGGAAAGCGCGCTGCCGTAGGAATGGAATTGCCACTCCATATCCACGGTCTCTCCGCGCCACAGCTCACAATCCTGTTTGATCGGCCGGGATGTCTCGATCATCCAACGGAGCGGAGCGATGGTTCCGGCGAGAGCCGGGGATGTGGAGATTGGGAATTGAAAAATGAATATTAGGAGAAGAAGAAGAATGAATATTGGGAGCAGACGATAGATGCGCATGGTTATTCCTCTTCGCCCGGGTCCAGGGTCACGTTGCCGTAGGTCCACGAGTATTGAATCGAGACGGTTACGCCGCGGCACTCCGGGTCGGCGGATTGCATGGCTCCCCAGAGCACAACCGATGATGCCCCGCCCCAGTTCAACCACAGGCGCGTTAACCCCCCCACCGCCAGGGGGTGCTGAGCAGCCCACAGGCCGGCGGCTTCCAACGTGGTGAACTGGCGCAAGGCGCTGAACGAAAGTTCGCCGCCATGGTTGCCGTGCGAAAGCACCTGCCGATACGCCCCGCCGATTAACGGTGATACCTGGACTTCCAGGCGGGCCGCAAACTTCAGACCATCGCCGATGTGGCCCTGGGCGTAATCCGCGGTCGGTCGCGCCGGGCCGTGGATCAGCACCAGTGACGATGTGCCTTCGGCGTCTTTGAGGGTGGCGGTCATTGCGGGGGATGGTCCGTGGCTAGGTAGCGATGGCAATGGCGAACACGGCGCCCATGGTGGTGTTGGGCGCTTCGCCCGTGAGGGCGCGGGAGGCCTCGAAGGCGATCTCGCCGGAGCGCGGCGAACCGGGCGCCCACACGGCAGGGCCGTCCACCACGGCGGCGTCGTAAAGGGTCACGATCAACCCGCCCGCGGCGCCGGTGATGACCAGGTTCTGCGTCTGACGCATGGTCGAACCCAGGGCGAGCCCTTCCGGCCGCAACGAGGCCATGAGGGAAGCGGCCGAAAGATTGACGGGCTTGCAAGTGGCGCGGGCGGTCACGCCGGTCAGAAGAAAGTCGACGGTGCCGATGCCATCGACAACGATCGGCTCCATCTGGATCTCAAACGACACCTTCCAACCGTCTTCGGTCAGGATGTTGATGGAGTTCCAGGCGCCGGCATAGGGGACGGCCACGATCTGGGCGTCGGTGAAGGTCTCGCTCCAGGCGGCGGCAGTCGGAGAGGTGTAGAAAGCGCCGGCGGTTTCGCGGGCGGTGTTGTCCTTGATGAGCGCGGTGAACATGGCCCGGCCGAACGCCGTTACCTTGGGAGAGAGGATGAGATCGGGCATCTTGGTCAGGGCGGCGTTGGGAAACTGCAACTTGCTCTGGTCGGTGCCATGGATCAGCAATGCGGTGTCGGATGCGGGGAAAACCCGCGCGCCCACGGTGGGGTTGCGAAAACCGGACGGAAACAGGCCGGCAATGAGATCCGCCGTGATGCGGCCGGTGGGAGTGAAGGATATCTCGCCGATGGCGTCCGAGAGGCGCGGGGCACCCTGGCCGTGGGTCGATATCTTGGGACGCCAGGTCGTGAGCTTGACATTGGCGGTGATGTCTTCCTGGGAAAACAGTTTGAGGCTGGCGCCGTAGAGCATGGATCCGGGACCGCGCAGCAGGGCGGAGCGTTGGACAGTGGGGCTTGCCATGATTAGACTCCCAATTCGATGGTCAGTGATACGTTGGTTTTGAACACAAGGGTGTAAAGCACAAGTTTCTGTTTGCTGTCGCGGTCGTAGAGAATTTCATCCAGCACCAGGGTGCGGCCCGGTTCCCAGATGTGATGATGCAGAGCCACGCCCACCATCGCGGCCACCGTGATGCCTGGGATGCGGCGTCCGGCCGGACCGCGGTTGATCGGCGGGATCTCCGCCACTTCCACCACGGACTCCACTTCGAGTGTGGGCAATGGGTTGGCTGGTTGCAGGCAACGCATGGAGCCAGTGCCGACCGTGATCACCAGGCCGCCGCCGGTGCTGAGGGCCTTGCGGATCTCGGTTTCCAAATCCATGCGGTCCTCGGCGATCACCGGCACGCCGGACAACGCCGGGACAGATGCCAGGCGGCGGACGGCGGCGGCACGGAGATCGTCGAGGTTGCCCGCACTCACGGTCACGCTCCTTTCGCGACCACCACCACGAAGACGGTGTCATGAATGCCAGGGGAAACGCTGGCGATGGTGGCCTGGATACCGACAGCCTTCAGGGCGTCGATAATCACAACGGCGTCGGGGGCGAGATCCGGGGGACGATCTTTAGCCGGGGCGGCCTTGGGTGAAATGTTCTCGGGCATGGATACCTTTCCGCTCACAATCCCGCGAGGTCGTCGCGGCGCAATGGGCTGGCAGATTTGGTGATCAGTTGGGCGGACGCCGATTTGGCGTCTTCATTGGCGGCCGTCTGCCCCACGGGCAGTTCGACGGCAAACCGGCCAAGCGCCACATCACGCAGTAGCGTGGTGGCGGCTTCGGCGGCCTTGACACGCACATCGTTCAGGTCGATGAGCATCCCGGCCGTGCGACCGTAGAGATCGGGCACCAGCAACGCACAGGCCGCGCCCATGAGGCGTTCGGGGATGGTCCCCTCCGGCCCCATGACATTGCGGCTGTTGCTCGCCACGTAACCGCGCACCATGTTGGTGACATGGGTAACGGAGTCCGCGACGGGGTTGGTCCCATCGGGCGCACTGGCGCGTATCGACGCCAGTTCGTCCGCCGAGATCTTGCTGGTGATGTCGCTCTCTGCGATCGCACGCCAGGACATGATGACTCCTTGGATCAGGAGATGGTGTACTTGACCAGGCCCACGGTGCTGGTCACGACGAGCTTGTTGTAGCGCTCGACGGTGAGCGCCCAGAGTTTCTCGCTCACCTGGCGCACATACACGCGGTAGGGCGTGCCATCGCCGCAGGGCGAGAAGAAACGCTTGGCCGCGCTGGGATCTTCCGGGCCGACGCCATCTTCGGCGTGGAACGCGACCACATAGTTGCCGCCGCCCATCTTGGCCTTGCTGGCGCCGGACTTGATGCGCACCGTGACGTTGGTGCCGCGCTGGGCCCCGCAGTACTGGGCGACCTGGTCGGGTGTGGCCAGAGCCACAGAGGAGAACCCGCCCGCACTGGCCTTGGCCCGCAGGCTGGTCAGGCGCTTGGTCCACGCGGCGCCAAAGAACGCCAGGCGCGAGGGGTTGAAGCCGATCAGATCACCGGCGGCTTCGACCAGGGCGATCAGGTCCGCATCCGGATCCGCGTTGGCGTCCCAGGTTTTGGCGGTGTTGGCGGCGCCGGCGATCAGGAGCGCGACCGCGGAGTTCAGGTCGTTGCGGAGGCAACGGCGCAGCAGCCGGCCGGTGTAGACCTGCTGCCAGGCGGGGAAGTCGCCGACCTCGTCGGAATCCACGAACATGGTCAGACCCTTGTTGACGGTCTTGGAGTTCTGGATCGTCCCGGCATAGGACACGCGCTTGAAGTCCGCGCCCGGCGCGCGCTCGTCGTCGGTGTCGACCAGGAAATCGGCACTCTCATCGTGCTTGCGGAACTCGAACCGCCGGCCCACCTGCACGGGTGGAAACAGGAAGTCGAGCGCGGCCTGGAGGTCGCTCGGGTCGCGCCATCCCTGGGCGTAGTTGGTGAGGGGCTCGGAGAAGTGGGTGTTGTTGAAACTCCCGCTGTCGGCCATGGCCACGAGCCCGTGATGGGGCTGCGCAACCTGCGAATCGATCTGCAGCATCTCTTTCATGATTCGGTTTCCTTTGAACGTTTGGAACATTTGAAACGATGGAGCGCGGCGGCGCACTCGGCCGCCGCGCGGGAGACGGACTTAACCGGCGACCACGACCGGATAGGGTGCGCAGCCTTCGAACTCGAAATCCACGCCGTCGCCCGAGGCGGCGGTGATCGCGCGGCCGATCACGTAGTACGTGCCGGCGCCGGCCGGCAGTTTGACGGCCTTGCCGGCGGCCGTCGCGCAGATGCGGTCGTTGACATCGATCGCGGCGGATGCCGTCGCGAGTTTTGTCCCTTCCGACGCGCCGGGCAGTTCCACGCCCACTTCGTCTTCAATGGCGTCGGTGGCGTGCGTGGTCAGGCCCAGGGGGCACTCGGTGGGCGCGGTGGTGACGGCGACGTGGTTGTCGTCGGTGCCTTTCTTGACGAACACGGCCGCGGCCAGGGCGGCGTCACACTTGCGCGTGACCTTGCCGGACGCGTGGCGGCCGGCTTCGTTGATCATGGGGATCAGTTTCTTCATGGTCTGAGGGTCCTCGGGTTGTGGGTGGGGTTACTTGCCCGCGGTGCTCGACTGGAGCAACTCGGGATGTTCCTTGGCGACGGCCGCAAAGGCGGCGTCGTACGATTCGCTCCGGGCGCTCATGCGCGCGTTGACGAACTCCTGGAAGCGCGCGCGACGGTCGGCAACCACGGCGGAGCGCGGCGCGACGTCGGATGTCTGCGAACCGGTCTTCATGAGCGGCGGCAGGGCGGAGAGTTCACGGGCCTTGTCGGCAAACACATCGCCGGCATTCACGAGGTCGGCAATGCGACCGGCGGCGTGCTCCTGGAGGACCGCGCCGCGGACCACGGCGGCGTTGACCAGCGTGGTGGCGTGGGCGGTGCGCTCGGCTGTGAGACGCGCCTGCAGGGCGTCCACGAGGGCGGCGCGGGCGTTGAGCGTCTGGACGGTGCCGCCGAGGTGCAGGATGAACCCGTTGGCCAGGGCGAACGGATCGGACGCGTTGGGGAGCGCGGCACGCGCGGCATCTTCCGCGGCCCACCGACTATCCACGCTCGCTTTGAGCGCCTGGGCGGCGGCGATCATCTTCTGGACGGCGGACACGATGTCGTCGTCGGTCTTCAGGTTGGCGTCGCCGATCAGGGCGATCAGCCGGTGCAGCAGGTCCATGCCGGTCTCCAATTGGTTGCCCCCGGTTTGAAGCGCCGCATTGACCATGGGGGGCATCGGCCAGTTGGGCGTGTTGGTGAGTCCCGCGCTCTGAATTAAGCGCGGCTCGTAGATCTGCATGCCGTTTTCGACAATCGTTTTTTCGGAGCGGAAGAACGGCGAGAAGAAACGGAAGGTCTTGCCGTTCACCAGGGCAGTGCCGGATTCGGTCCACTCGACGCGCATGTCCAACGAATCGGGGCCGGCGCGGAACTCTTTGATCCATCCGATCGCGGGGGGTTGACGCTGCAGGAACGCGGTGAGTTGCTCCGGATCGGCGGAGTTGACGAAGTCGGGGTGGCCGACGTAGAACGGGAGCCCGGCCACGAGGCGCATATCCAGGCGCACGGCGCGGGTCATGTTTTCCACCAGGCGCGCGGCAACCTGCGCATTGAGGCGCTGCATACCGGAGACGCCATTGACGTCGTAGGGGACATCGGCGTAGGGGATTGGGAGCCATTCCGGAGCGGTGGCGCAGTCGGGGAGACAGACGGCATTGATGGTGGGTTCCAGGGATTCGTCCGGAGTCGGAG